TAAGTTCCGTCGCTGTGTAAAGTCAGTGATGGATGGTATTCCACACCCTGAGGGGTTGCGAGGTATCACAAGGGATGAAACCCTGAATGGTATTCCAACTTGGAGAGGATGTGGACCGATTACGATGAATTCTGGTGTAGGTTTTACCTTTGGTGATAGGTATACTACTAGGAAAGAGTTGATAGTGGGTGAAGTACCCAACCTTCGTGTTGTAGATGAAGCATATGATGAGTTTTGGTGTGACTGGCGAAATGCCGATACACCGAAGCCCATCTATACTAACTTTATGAAGGATGAGAGAAGGCCTGCTGTGTATGATGCAAAAACACAAGAGTGGATTATAAAGAAAACACGTCTTGTGTGTGGTGCTGACACGCACTACTATGCTCAAGGAAAGCAGGCATTGGCACCGCTTAGAGAGGCGTTGTTGAGGATGGGGGCTGAGAGCCCTATAGCTCTTGGCGTGGATCCACATTCGAAAGACTGGGATTTCATGTTTAAGGAGTTATCAAACCATGGTCTGTTTAAGAAGGCCTTGGGAGGAGATGGTGAAGCTTATGATACCTGCCATGCTGATCTGTTCGTGAGAATAGTATGTGAGGAGATAGGTATCTGGAGTGGATGCTATTATGACGTTGACTGGGTAGTGAAAACGCTACTTGCTGGATGTACGGAAACTAGACATGTTATTGGTAGACTAATTTTTATCCTTACACATTTCTGGCCTTCTGGCCATCCAGCTACGGAAATTATTGTTTCTATCCTTACACTTGCTCTTATGAAGTTGGTTTGGTTACTGGCAACAGATCGTAGCCTTCGTGAATACGATAGCTATGTTAGAAGCAAGGTGTTGGGAGATGATAATGTTTCCGGCGTTGATGGAGTGGTTCTACACTATTATAACAATATCTCCATATCAGAGAAGATGTGGGATTTGGGTTATAAGTGGACCCCACCCGATAAGTCAGATGTTTTTAAGCATCATTATGAGTGGAGTGAGATGACCTTCAACAAGAGGTACTTTGTGAAGAGTTCCTTTGGTGATATGGTCGGACCTTTAGATAGGGCTACGATAAGAGACATGCCTCTATGGATTACGAAGAAGCTTCCAGCTAACCTTGCTACCTCCAATAACGTTGAAGATGCACTGGCAGAATATGCAGTGTGGGATTCAGCGAGACCTGAGACGGAGCAAATGATAGTTGAGCAGCAGCTTTGTAAAGAAGTATGTCAAGCCTTGTGCAAGAAAGCGAATAAAGTTCTAGGAGGATACTTTGAACTTGATAGAGAATGGTATACGAAGAAGTATTCCGTCCCGATTAGGAAGGAGAGAGTTCTAGCTACATGGAAGCGTGAGTTTGTGCGTAAGGTGCTTGCGATTGATGGTATTGTCGTTCAGAGTAAGGACAAAGGCCATGATCAATTCTGGTCCGATCCTG